TTTTTTAACTGGGCATACTCTATGCCAAACAAAACCAGGAAATACAACCAAAGAACCTTTAGGTAATATTTCAGTGCATTTTCTAATGTTAGGTTTTTTATCTGGATCTAAATTTCTAAAATCAAATTCTAATTCCCCGCCTTTATAATCTTTAGGATCAGATAAGGTAACTGTTACAGATAGTTTTCTAATTTTACCATTGGATGGGTCATTACCTTCTCGCATGTAAGGTTTATCCCAACCATCACAATGCCAATCATAAAATTGACCTTTAGTATATTTTGTAAACTGACAAGACTCACTAAAGTCCCATTGAAAATTCCAACCTGCATTTGCATTTGCTTGATTTACATAGGGCTGTATTTCTTTATAAATCCATCTATCATTCATCCAAACAATATCAGAGTTTCTTTTCTTTTTTAAATCTTTAACTTGTTTTTGATTTAGTTTTTGATTACCACCGAATCCACCCGTAACTGCCATTTGATCTTGTAGTTGTTTTCCATAACGAACAATATCATCACAGATACGTGAAGGTATCGCTGATTGAAAATACCAATAATAGTTTGTTAAGTTCATGTTCTTTCTTTTACCACAATAAAAACAATATAGATATTTCTAAGAAATTGTCAATGTTCCAGAAGCTGTAAATTTAGCTATTTTGTCGCCACCTGGGTGAGTTGATCCTGTAAACGCACAACAAGGAGTACCTGCAAAAGTAACTGCACTTGGTCCTCTAAGAACAACAATTCCAGCTCCACCTGCTGCACCAGCTCCACCTGCTTGACCACCAGCTCCACCTCCACCACCAGTATTAGCAGTTCCTGCAGTTCCATTTTTAGCTGGGTTTCCACTTGGACCTTGTCCTCCTCTTCCTCCACCACCATCTCCACCAGTGTTGTTTGGTTGAGAAACAAAAGCTCCACCACCTCCGCCACCAGCATAAGATGTATCTGGTCCTAAAATTGTATTAGGTGCTCCTGCTCCACCAGCACCATTATTGTTAGAAGTGCTTCCTGCAGCTGTTGCTCCACCACCACCAGACCCAGCGTCTATAGGAGAGGAAGGAGAGCCATCTGAGTCTACAGCAGGACCACCATCATTACCTTGTGGTGGACTTACAGGAGGAGTGTTACCTGATCCACCTGCTACTGCTCCAGATCTACCTGAACCACTTCCACCTCCAGAACCACCTGAAGAACCTTGTGCTGCAATATCTCCACCAGCTCCACCACCAGCTGAGGTTATAGTTGCAAAAATTGAATCAGCACCATTTGCATTTGAACTACCCCCAGCTCCACCACCACCAACGGTTATTGAATAATCTCCTGGGGATAAAAATAAAGAATCTCCTTGTAATGGGCTAGGTCCATAACCTGATGTTCTATATCCACCAGCTCCACCTCCACCAGATAAATCTGGTGCACCACCACCTCCGCCACCTACGACTAAATAATCATAAGTATAACCAAACGTTGGCCATGTTCCTTGAGACTTGGCACTAAATTGACTTTTTAAATTCCATACACCACTTGCTCTATTTATTTCTCTTACAATTACAAGTCCTGATCCACCATTACCACCGCTTCCAACAGCTGGCGAAGGACCTGGTGTGCCTTGGTTTCCACCACCACCGCCACCACCAGTATTAGTAGTTCCTGCTGTTCCATTTGATGGATGATTTCCTGCACCAGCGCCTCCACCTCCTGGGCCTGCTGCACCAGCAGTAAAAGGTTGTGCTACAGGTGGGTTACCACCTGGTAGGTAGCCTCCACCGCCACCTCCTCCGCCTCCAGAGAAGACTGAACAAGTTGGACCATAATCACCATAAGTAGGAGATACATCTAATCCACATCCACCTGCTCCACCTCTTCTTAAAGACGCACAACCTGGAAAAGGTGGGGGTGATGTTGTTGCAGTTCCGCCTACAGCACCTGCTCCACCCCCGCCGCCACCTTGAAAATTTGCGCCTGGTCCACCATCATTTCCTTCTGAAGGAGTATAACTTCCCGCATTACCATCACCATTGGAAGTGTTATAAGCTCCACCTCCTCCTGAACCTCCATTATTTCCAGCGTCGCTTTCTGCACCGCCACCGCCACCACCAGAAGAAGTATAAGTTGTACCACCCACAACAATAGATGAATTATTACCGTCGGAACCTCCTGTATCATTGGTGCTACTACCAGATGCACCTCCACCAATAGTAACAGCTCCTAAAGCAGCTGAACCACATACAGGTAATTCTAAAATTCTTAAACCTCCGCCACCGCCACCACCACCGTAGTCTGCTCCACCGCCACCACCTCCAGCGATAACTAATGCTTTAATTAATCTTGTTCCTGATTGTGTAGTAACTGCACTTGGTGTGCTTGAAGTTCTTACAGTCTGAGTACACTTCCCGAAAGAAGTATGATTCTTTACACCAATAATTCCGCCATTAGATCTGGCCATTTGAGTCTCCTATTCGGACACCCAAGCTGAACCATTCCAATTATAAACTGTTTTTGGATCTGAAGTGTCGTTTGATTTTGTTGCTTCCCAACCTGTATCGTTGTCAGCGTTGTATTTTGTTTCGTTCCATGAAATTATGTAAATAAAACCTGATCCACTAGTTGTTGATGGATAAGTAACGGGTGCTTGCCAATCATCACTACCATCTAGTGCCCATGATTTATAAGGTTGTGGAGTTAAAAATCAAACGACACT